CCGAGAATGGAAGAAGAACAAAACATCTACCGAGTTGATTAGCACTTTTTCTGCGATGAGTAGAATTCCCATCATCGATATTTTGCAATCTGTCAAAGGAGGTAGTATCGATACCCAAGGAACATTTGCACATCCTGATATAGCTATTCAAATTGCACAATGGGTATCACCAGAATTTGCAATCCAAGTGAGCAGATGGACACGCGAGCTTCTCGTAACGGGCTCGGTAAAGCTTGGTGAGGAGAAGACGGATGAGGAGATTGAAGAGAAATTTAGGAGTAGGTTGGGGATAGATGCACGACCATATTATGATAAGGATGCGTTGTATTTTGGAAGGTTTGATCCGATCGAGGAAAGTGATGTGGAGATTCCGGAGGGTAAGTTCCTTTGTAAGTTTGGGGTGTCATCTGAATTGGAGGATCGGATTGATACGCATAGTAGGGATAAGACGATGAGGGACTTCAGAGTAGTGCGTGTGATATCTGGGGGGAGCAGGCGAGAGGTGTCATATTTAGAGAAAGAAACGAAGAGGATAGCGGAGATGAATAAATTGATGTTTCCGTATATGAAGAGTAAAGAGACAATGATGACGACGGAGAGGGAATTAAAGATGGTGATCGATAGGTTGGAGGAGATGGTAGATAAGGGTGAGAGTATCTCGGAGTATAGTGATCGGTGGGTGGATGTTGATGTGATGAAGGAGGAGAGGATGATGAAGGCGTTAGACATGGTTGACAGAGGTGTGGTAACTTTTGACCAGTACGTGCGGATGATGGAGTTGTGGAATAAGAAATAAGCTATAAATGAATTTTGCTGACAGTTTCACTTACTAATAGATATGGAATCTAAGGCATCTATGAGTAAGAAATCAAAGAAGATATGCAAATCATGTAAGAATCGGGCAGCTTTTGGGAATTATGGTTACTGTCTTGAACATCGAAATAAAGATATGCTTGATAAGATTAGCAAGCCTGATAAGCCTGATAAGCCTGATAAGCCTGATAAGCCTGATAAGCCTGATAAGCCTGATAAGCCTGATAAGCCTGATAAGCCTGATAAGCCTGGTAAGCCTGATAAGCCTGGTAAGCTTGATAAGCCTGGTAAGCCTGGGTTGGTAAGTGATGTATCATCTGTGTCTCAATTTGATAGTACAATGACCGACGATCTTGAAACAAATGCGTATCTAGAGGAGAAACTTAAGTATGCCCACAATAGGCTTGTACATGCCATAAAAGAACGAGATGAACAGAAAACTCTTATGGAGTTGCGAGAAGGTTTACTAAGAACGTATAAGACTATAGAAAATGTTGAGAGTGAAAGAGATGAGTACACGATAATGAATCATGAACTTGATGTTGAGTTATCAAGTTTCAAATAGGATCAGTTTGTTTAACACGGATTTGTGTAATGAATATTGTTCTAATACGAGAGTGATGGTTGAGAAGTTTTTGGAGTAACAAACCACTAACCACTCTTGGTGTTCCTTTTTTGCAGACATGAATACGTGTTTGTGACATTTCGTGAGAGATTCTCTCACGAAAATCGTTGATATTAATTAATCCACTTTTATGAAACTGAATGAATTAGCTCACAACACATAAGCGTCTTACATACTTACTTCCATGTCTCTAGAATCGCCGAAACTTCCCTTGAGACTGGATATCCAACTTGAGTCTGGTAATCGTATGATGGACGCCCCTCCAATAGTCTCTGGGCTTCACTCCGAATCTCATCCAGCGTAGTCTCGTCGGTCGTAATGGAATTTGCGGTCCTCCATATGGCCCGAATTGTAGCTACATTCCCTCCTCGACATGCCGCCTCAATTAGCCCCATGTGGTATGTTTTCCCATCCAATACCGCTCCGTACCACGAGTCAAGAAGTATATCTACCCATCTAGTCCCATCAGATGTAGGATGATGGGCCCACGCATCCATGAATATCTCGACGAGCATCGGTCCATCAGGCCGGCCATACAAGAAGGCATTCCTGAGCTCCGAACAGTCCTCCAGTTCTTCATAATTACTTATATGTCGTAAGAGGAACTCGAATGTTGATCGAGGCTCGTTGTCCTCGATCGCCCTTTGCAAAAGACTGTAATCCATCACATCTCTTATCCGAAACCCTTTATATAATAATTCGATTCCAAATTGAATATGTGAGTCTACTCTTCTATGGATAATTAAATGAGTCAAGAATCACTCCTACTATTGCAACCTAATCAGATATTAGTAGAGATTTGCTTATATCTGACAGACATGGGGAGGAATATCTTCTGTCGGTCACATCGTAGTCTAGCGTCCGTATGTCGTGGCGAAACCTTCTGGGCGTACATCACACAACATATCTTCCCTATGGCCCCTCATGCGTCCTGGTATTCCTGGCAGGCCACGTACATAGAGACATATACTCCAATGAGACAGGGACGAAATAAGGATTTCCTTGAGTTAAATAAGAAACATAATATCCTTAATGATGGTTGCAGTCGACTGAAAATATCGGAATTCAATCCACCCGTACATGTTGCTGGATATAGCGTGTATCAAGTCTTCGAATGGAAAGAACAAGTGTACGGGGATGGATGGGCCTGTGGGGTAGTGGTTTACTTTCTTGAGAATGATTCGAAACCTGTCGGATCGTCTTTTGAGGAGGCAATGAACGCATTGACGGATAGGCATATCATGAGCTTGAGTTTAGTTCACGATCGTGACCGAGATAGGACGGGCATTGCGTGGCTGTATAGTTACGAGGAGTACGATGATTATTGAACCACTTTTTGTTATTATTTCATTTATCTTGGTCCTTGTAAGATAAATGGAGAAGAAAGATGAGAAAGAGAAGAAAGATGAGAAAGAGGAGAAAGATATAGCGAAGTTCTGCTCAGAGAATTGTGAGAGGATGTTTAAATGTAAAGCATTCAAAGATGCAGAAGCGAATACAAATTGTTATGTATTCGAGCAGCTGTGTGTTGCAGACTGTATACTTACACGTAGACGGGATAATAACTGGTTGAAAGCGATGGCCGCGAATGAGCGTAAAATACAGTAGGTATATCCTTGATGTATATTCTTCCTACAGGATGTTACATGAGATTTTAGGGTGCCAATCATTGGATGTATCCCTATCTACCTTAACTTTTATTGGGGGACCTCGTCGGGTTTGTATTTTCCGACCACTTCCTCGACTCCTTCTACCTCTGCTACTGCTTCTGCATTTACGTCTCGAGGTCTTCGTCGTGGGACTTCGTCGTCTTGGGCTTACACTTCTGCATCTTCTTTTCGGACTCCTTCTTGACATCTTTGTTGTTACGGAATATTATAATTTTTGATAAGTCAAATGGGATTCCCTAGTTATACGTTTCTGATTTTCGCTTCGTGGGGGTTGATGATATTGATGTATGGTGCTGTGATGTACAATCGCGGAATGCAAGCGCAACGTCGTGCTGTGATAGCAGAGGCGATCGAAATACAAGATCGGAATGAGATATTAAGGGTGCAAAACCTTTCATTGGACGAGAAGCTGGAGAGGACGGAGATGAAGTATGCGAAGGTACTTGAGAGACTGAAGAAGAAGAAGGATGATAAGTGATATTAGATATGATGAGTGATGCGATCGTGTATGCGATCGTGTATGTGATCGTGTATGTGATCGTGTATGTGCTCGGTGAGGAGATCAGTTAGGGATATGGAATTATTGCTGTTATAGATGATTGAAATGAGTTCCGCGAATGAGGTATTGAGCAATGCGTATATTTGAGGAGTTGTGCTGTAGAAGAGGAGAGTCCCATATTGTTCGGATACTGGAGATGCATTTACGGATACATAGAGAGGTCCTATATCTGCGCCGTGATCGTAGAGAACTACAACCCATTCTGACGAGGCCAAAGATTGTCCGTCATCTGTTCGCATTCCGCTTGGGATTATAGCAGTATTTTCGAGTCCGAATCGCGGGATCATCCACTTGTTGAAGATGAGTGAGAAGCTTGTGAAAGTGATGAGTTGGGCTCCATGTGGGAACATATGGAGAAAAGTTTCTAGATCTGGCGGTGGATGAAGGGATCCGACGTTGCTTTGATTTCCGAATAGATTGGCATCTCTTTCGCCATGCCAATTTGAAGGTGTGTCAAGACACCTCGTTGCGAATATGGTTATGAGACCCTTGTAGCCGTTGTAGGTTAGCGACGAAAATCGTTTGCATGTTTTATGAGCATTTTTAAGTCCTGTTACGCTGATACACGGTAATATGAGGTAGGAAATGTTGTCAAGAGGGATGTCGAGGATAGTTGGCATATGCGGTGTTGTATAAGGATAGTATAAGGATAGTATAAGTCTTTATAAGATGAAATCATATGGAGATAAGTCCAATGATTTGCAAAAGAGAACGCCATGTATTGAAGCTGGTCTGCCCGAATTTTCTGGAGTGCTACCTTTGACACTACGTTCTCGTGTATATGTATTATCTCTCTAGATCTCTTTCTTTATTTTTTATCTTAGAATTGAATTTCTCTTTCCTTTTGGAATAAGAGAAATGTGATGCAATCTGTGGAACTGTACTACGACAATCTACCTACACGTCCTCGTGTGGATGTGCTGAGCGAAATTGTAGCAGTGTCTATTCAACAAGTGTATGTACACCCTGTGACCTTCGTTTTGCAATGGGCAGTGAGTTACGATATTGGTGATAGCGCAATGCGGATCCGTGACACGTTCGATAAGAATACTGCAAGTGATATCATCGATATGGTGAAAGAAGAGTGGAATTGGGATACTGTGGTGTTACCTGACACGACTAAATTGACGATTCGCGCGACAAAGGGGCGAACTGGCAACCAGGACATCCGTGGGGGAGGATGTGGGAATATGTGTATCTCTTCTGATGAGTTTGTTTACCGAATCGAGAGTGAGGATGGAATTACATTGCGGGACCTAACCGAGGCTGTGTATAGGATGAAGGGATCTAAGTATGACTGGTGGTACGAACTGTATAGTTCTCTCCGAGTAACGAATGAAGAGGAGGGTCATCTCCAGTTAGAAGTTGAATTCGATTATGGTAGCTAAACCTACTGTCCCAATGTTGGAGACTTAAGAGCAAACATTAGTTATGAATGTCTGATTTACAAGCGCGTGCTTAAAGGGGTGGGTAGAAATAGAAATGGGAGGATCACTAAATCAGGACGAAATCGATGAGATCAAGTCTCGTCCGAAGTTTCAAGGAATTAGGTACTTTGTTGAAACAGGTACATACAAAGGGGACACAACGATCCTAGCTGCTACGAACTACGAGCACATATACACAACTGAGATTCATCCTGTTTTATACAAGGATGCTGTTCATCGTATGGAGGTTGAAGGGGTTGAAAACGTGACTATGCTACTTGGAGATAGTGTTGAGCTTTTAAGTGAAATCGTTCCGAAGGTCCAGGAAGGTGCTGTGTACTACTTGGACGCTCATCTGTCAGGAAGTGATTCCGCATTTAATGGGAAGGACCAGGTACCTATGATTCAGGAACTTGAAGTTATTCTTGATGGAGATATTGAGAGAAGTGTCATTGTTTGCGATGATCTTCGTTTGTGGTCTACAGAGAAAGCGTGGGATTGGGCACATATCACAACGCGTGGAATTGTGAAAATGATTGTGGATCGAGGGTATACCATATCGTCTTTCTATGAGAGAAACGATAGGTTATGGGTATTCGTAGAAGGGAAAGAAGAAATGATTTGATGGCCTATTTATCTTGAAAGAAGTAAGGGTAACCAATACATGCTACGATTGTACGAGTTAGATGTGTAATGATAAACTCATCCACATATCGCTCTATATTTTCAGGGGACTGGCGCCAAATCTCGCAACCGTCGTATAAAACATAGTTTACCTCGTCTAGTGCATACTCGCACAAATCATTCAATGACTCTATACATCGATCTTGAGTCGGTTTGTGCATAGTTTTGTATATGAAGTCATCCAAGTCTTCATCTATAATTTCTTGGACGCGTTCTGGTAGTCTAAAATATATTCGTTCCATCATTTACATATTGTAATTTCGTTTTAAATTGATTAAGGGCCTGCATCAGGTCCTGTCGGACCTGGTATCTTGTTGATACCGGATGGCCATGCGAAATGAGGTTTTGATGATCTCATTGCCTGCCAATATATTCCTTCACCTGCTGGAGTTGTCACGCAGTTTGGTATTTTCTTAGTGCATTTCCATCCCTGCCATTCTGGGAACGGACAAGTTTGGTCGTATATGATTGGATCTGCCTTCCAGGTTGCCGGATCGTAGTATTCACGGATGGCAATGGCATACTCATCCCCAGGAAGCTGTGACTGTCGGAACAAGTTCCTCTCGACTGGTTGTGGGTTAAAGAGTGCAACGTCCTTGTCCCAGTCGCCAGTACCTTGTAGGTACCCCTTTCCTAGATACGATGCTAGATGACGACTAATATCCATGCAGAAGAAGCCGCGACAGAACACGTATGGTTTTGGCGCTTCAGAGTCTGCCCATACTCCGCCTACACTTAAATCAAATCCATATCCATCTGTTTCTTTAGGGTACGATTGATCTGCAGCCTTTGCCATTGTCGGGCGGAACCAAGCGGGAGGCTTTGCGGCCACATGAATAACCTCAATATCGTAGAATGGCCACTCGCAGTACTTCAGAGCGTCATCACTGCCGTCTGGGTCACGTACAAGCTGTACTGTGTTCCAGCCCATTGCGATTGTTCGCACGTACGCTAGGTGCCCAAGAACCATTCCATAGCTATTATAACTTCCAAACGGGAAGCTCTCTGAGTATCTGTGGTTACCTGTACAGCCGTAGATATACATAGCCGTTAAGAGTTGAATGGATGTTTCATAATTGTATGTTAGATTGGATCCATATCGAGGGTTCTTGACTCGTGCTTCTGGAGGGACATATAGAGGGGTAAAGTTTTGAGAGATATTCTTCAGTCTTGGGTCATCTTCCGGGTTGATAAGGGGATTCTCACACGTAACACTCCTCTTATTCGATATCTTGAATATCTTACCCCTATCAGCAGCTGGTATTGCGTTGTATTCTGTATTCGGGAGGACAACGTACCCACTCAGGAATTCTCGAGAGTCTGTGTTACCCCAGTCCCCGTCCCCCTGCAGAGAGTCTAATTGATAGTGAATTGATTCTTCTCCTTCAGCCTCGCCAACTAATTGTAGGATCTGTTCCATAGTCATCCTTAGATTCAGATCAGGAATGGTAAGAAGAAACGAGACATTAGAAGTGTAGATTCCAGTCTTGCCGTAGTTTGTGAAACGCCCATATCCCATTTGAGGGTAATACATAGTTTGTATCACAGGGATATGTACCGTTTGTGCTTCTTTCTTTGTATTATTGTTCCAAGGTATGCCACACAATTTAGGATTTGTTGAGTCGTAATAGCAATTATAGAGATCTGTTGGAGTCTGAGGAGACTTTATATTTGATGCTAGAGACCACGTACAGCGATCTTTGTCTGTACACGGTGCTTGCATCCACTTGTCGTGCTTATAGTCAAAATATCCACACACTGCTCCTTTTACGAATGGAGCGGACCCGACTGTTAGTGCACAGTTTTCATGTGCATCAGGAATACTACAGTAGCTCGAAGCTCCACGCCCATTACATTTCTGACCGATAGAACAGTGCGTTGTCCCGGTCATACTTGGGTCGCATGGAATATCATCAAACGATTCCTTCACATAGGTTGTGCATTCATTTTCCGGGCTACACTCACAACTATTAGGTCCTATCACCGTTCCATATGAATATTCGCCACGGAGGCGGGCCCCTCCTGACTCGTCCGCATACTGAACACTCTCTACCCAAGCATAACTTGGGATTCCACCCTGTATTAAGATCATATTCTCTGTATCGAATACGGTTCCCGAACCTCCGTTGAAGGGGTTGGAGACATTTTGATAGAAATATGGAGTTGATATAGGATAATTCTTTGTCGGGGCTGCATCCTGATATACATCCGATCCGGATGCTCCTTCTATATGGATGCCATCGAATGCCCACATCTGAGTTCGTGTATAGCGAGAAGGAGGTAATTTACACTCGTCAACACTGGTACACGGTGGTACCGTAACTTTCCCGATTGGAAGCAACAACGGCATGTAATGCGCATCTAACGTTGTATATATATCTGCCATATCATTGTGAGAAAGCGTGTCCCAGTACTTCGCTGATAAAGGGAATGTTAACTTTAGGTAATTCCGCAGACCATCAGTGAGATTAGATGGCTTAGTTATACTCATCAATGAAAGGAATTTTCCTGTATCTGAAGCCGTCTGGACGGACGATAATAGTGTAGAATTAATACGTGGACTTTTGAGATTAGGTCCAGTCATTTCTAGAATTCGCGCCGTCGTTAAGGATATGTTTGTCATCGATAAACCATCTCGTGAGTTATTCAAGGCGAATCCAAGCCCACCTGGCGAAAGCAGAGAAATGTTCTTACACACGCCTGTCGTACATCCCGTTTGTGATATATTCTTACCTCTTTTCCAGCTTTGGGGCGTGTCAGAGGGGTAGCATCCCATTAGAGAGCAATAAGAGTTAATTCCAGCCGGGAGAACTGACCCACATTTCGGACCTGCCTTACACATTCGCGATGCTTCTGTCCCAGAAAACATAATGTTGGGGAACGATATGCTTACTGGAGATATGTTGTCTACGTCGTCAATATTAAAGGGATCACGGAGAGACAAGTATTTCTCAGCGAATTCATTCCATATTCCAACCATATCACAATTAATTATTCCATCTACAAAATTGCCTTCCAATATATTCCTAAAATCAACAAGTTGAATGGTAATGTCTCCGCTTTCTACAGTAGATATGTCGGCTATCGCCATGCAGGAATCATATCCAGCTGCAACACATACTGCTCTAAGTCCAGCATCGTATACACCTTGTTCTCCCGTCTTCACGAAAGTTCGATTATCCGAAACATATTTCTGTATGGCCATTTGAGGGCTTATCCCAGTCTTCTCTGAGATGCGCTTGATGGCTGTCATGAATGTACCACCAGGATCGCTCTTCACAAGAGCTGCTGTAAGCTTACCAAATGATTGCCCCGCTGCTTTATATGCGATTGCTACCTTATTTGGTCCGACAATTAGGTTCCCAGGATCCCAGAATATACCAGATCCAATAGCTGAGTCAAGATTCACACCATTGGGATGCGCTCTCCAACCGGGACTTGCTACTTCGATGTATTTACCGTTAGAGATAGCACTTAATGCATCATTTAGATCATTTGACGGAGATCCTGCTCCGCTGTAGAACCACTTCGCCAAATCCTTGACAACGACTGCATCCGGAAACATCTGAGTCGTGGTAAGATCCTTAACGGGTGCAAGAGTACCTTTAATTGATCCTGATGGTGTGCCAATGAATGGAAGCACAAGATGAAAGAAACGCAAGTTCTGATAGAATATTTCTGCGTCTTTACCGCTCAGCTTCGCGACTTTCTGCGATGTTGGGTACACTGCACGTAGGTACGATTGAATTGTCGCTGTCGACTTCACTGGTGCAATAGGTGACGGTGGAATAGGCTTAATAGGGTTTGACCCACGTTTCCGCGTCAATACTACAGCAAGAGTTATAGTAACGGCTATTGCCACGCATATACCTATGGCGATATAGATTTTATATTGGGTTCGCATTTATATATCACTAAATATTATGGTGTTATGATTCCCTGATTAGAAGAGGAATCACAATTCATATAGAATGTATATTCTGATTGTTTAAGTGATGTATCTTTGGCTTAAATAATAAGAGAACGAGAAAGAATGTCGGAGTTGGATATATTACAAATACATGCGAAAGTTCATGCTAACTTTCAGGAAGAAACGATGAAACTTCCAGAGTATTGTAAGAGTTTAGAAGAAATATGCCTCTTACTTGAGAGTGATAACTTAACGTATAACGTGCGTTCGTTCTACGAGGATGCTCGCGACGAGTTGCTTTTGGAGGTAGACGATCTTCGCAATGAAATCCGGTTGAATTTATACGAAGCGGAAGTAGCGCGTATAATTGACGAATATAGAACAATGTTGACTACGGAGGAACACGTCGTTTGGGTAGGGAAGAAAAGGAGGGGTAACATTGCTAAACAATCACTAATCAATCGGTTCATGGATATAGCCAGTCAGTATGTTGATATCGACATGGAGCCGCCAAAGAAACCCAAGAGAATTTCGTGTCCGCACTGTGGGAACAAGAAGGAGTTTGAGATTATAGAAACATCAACGTACATTTGCCAGGTATGTTTCTCACAACAGATTGTAGCACAGCATGCACCATCCCCAAAGGATATAGACAGAGTGAATGTAACAAGTAAGTACATGTATGATCGTAAGGTACATTTCCGCGATTGTGTGAACCAATACCAGGGCCGTCAAAACTGCACGATTCCTCCGTCACTTTACGATGAGTTAGAATTAGAATTCAAAAATCATCATCTTCTGAAAGGTGACAAGAATATGCCAAGAACTGAAAGATTTTCCGGTATAACAAAACAAATAATTCTCAGGTTTCTGAGGGAGTTGGGGTATAGTAAACACTACGAAAATGTGCATCTCATACACTACAAAGTCACAGACATAAAACCAGATGATATCTCATATCTCGAGGACAAGCTCTACGAGGACTTCAACGAACTTGTCGTCGTCTATGACCATCTCTTCGGTAAAACACTCAACAGAAAAAATTTCATCAACACACAACAAGTCCTTCTACAACTACTCATCCGCCACAAACATCATTGCAACCTTGACGATTTCAGCATACTCAAGACCCTCGAACGCAAAGCACAACATGACGAAATTTTAGAGGCGTGCTTTAGGGAATCAAATTGGAGTTGGAAATCCAAGAGTTTTTAGAGAAACTCGGGTCGCGAAATGAGGTGGATTAGAAAACATATATCTGTAATTTGATAGACTTTAATAAATGTGGCTTAAAGATATGAGATCTATGTTTAATATGCCACGAGCAAGATACTCATTAGCACATCTCCATACGTTTGCCAGAGAACGAGGAGGAAAATGTCTTTCCTTCGAGTACAAGACACAGGAAGACGAATATGACTGGGAGTGTAAGAAAGGACATCACTTTCAAAGATCACTGGTTAGTTGTCGAAGAGTCGGCAACAACTGGTGTTCGGTATGCGAACATACGGTCGAGAAATTGAGAGAGTATGCTAAGAAGTATGAAGGTGAATGTCTATCCAAAGAGTATACGAGATGTGACAAGACGTATAAATGGAAGTGTAAGAATGGACATATTTTTGACAGAAGATTCGATTATATGACACATGCAGGGACATGGTGCACCGAGTGTACACGTGACTCGATAGATGATCTGAAGACGTTTGCTGAAGGGAGAGGTGGAAAATGTCTTTCAACAGAGTTCAAAACAGTAACAACAAAGTATAATTGGCAGTGTGAAAACGGTCATACATGGGACGCAATATGGGCTAATATAAAAGGCGTTAACAAAGCATGGTGTCCTAAATGTGGGAAATGGGATGAAGATAGAGCTCAGAAACTAGCTAAAGAGAAAGGTGGAAAGTGGCTTGGACTAATTGTCGGTGGAGAGAGATCATATAGGTCACAATGGGAGTGCGCGAAGGGACATAGATGGATCACAAGTGCAAACAGTGTGGCTGGCGGTACATGGTGCTCACAGTGTCGTAAACTAACCATTGAAGATTGCAATAAGGACGCGAAAAAGTATAGTGGTCATTGTCTAGACACAAAATATACAAACAATCGTGCGATTATGAACTGGTGTTGTCGTGAAGGACACATTTTTAAGATGATGTACCGTCCTGTAAGAGAAGGAAGTGCATGGTGTCCAAGATGCCGACATATATCAGAGACAATCTGTCGCGATATCTTCGAAGACATTTTCGGTACTGAGTTTGTTAAGTGTAGGCCTCCAGAGCTGGAACGACTCGAGTTGGACGGATATGCCTGTGAATTTGGTATTGCGTTTGAATACCAAGGGATTCAGCATACAGAATACACGCCACATTTCCATAAAGGAGATATCACTAAGTTCCATGATCAAGTCGAGCGCGATGAGAGGAAGGCAAGATTGTGCAAGGAACATGATATAATATTATTCGCAATTCCGCATACGTATGATGCGAGAAATCCTGAGAAAATGCGCGAGTATATCCAGAGCCTATTAACAGCTGCAGGAATGTAGAAACAAAATGAAAATCATCTAAATCTCTTGATTTAGATATTGAGCATGGCCACCCGTAACTCTCGTAACTCTCGTAACTCTCGTAACTCTCGTAATGATTGGAGGAAGATATATTTCAACCTGCCTGACATGTTGCAGGATATGATAGATGAGCATATCTATACTAAGTGGCATAAACCCGTGCAGAATATGATAACGGTACACTTTCTGTATGCTCGTGGGTATAATACTATTTACAAGACTCCTGCCTATATTGAGGGGGAGAGACTCGTACATTTTTATGCGATCTCTACCATATTGGCGCTTATACCTAATCCCGATATGATGAACAGATTGAAGAGACAGAAGAAAGATAGGCTAACGAAGAGGACATGGTTAGACAAGGATATGTTGCATTTCCACAATATACATAACCATATTAAGATAATTCTTGACAGGACGTATTGTCAGTTCAAGTGTTGATTTAGGTTGACTTAAACGGGAGTGAGTATTGATTATGGATGATTTTAGCATTTTGGATGAGCTCTCAGGTCTCTCAGGTCTTTCGCAGTCTGTGAATATTCGTGTACAGCAGAGGAATGCGCGGAAGTGTATAACGACGTGTCAGGGTTTGGAAAATGACCTTGATCTGAAGAAGATTTTGAAGCATGTGAAGAAGAAATTTTCGTGTAACGGTGTTGTCGCGAAAACGGATGATGGATTTGAAATCATTCAACTGCAGGGAGATGTGCGAAAGCAGCTTGCAGAATTCCTTATTTTCGAGAAGATTTGTGGAAAGACTGATGTGAAGATTCATGGATTTTAGTCTGTCGCGCTAGGAGTTATAACTTGATTTAAATTAACGTTGTATATAATAAGAGATATGGCAAGTTCCATTAGGTGTACCATTCATAATTCAGAAGCTCCTTCTGAAGCGTTGATTTCGCAGTTGCCGGCAGAATACGAGATTGTTCTATCATTAATGGATAGAGACGGCCTGCACGAAACCCAATCTCTTGACCCATTTACGTCGATGATGCTTCTTGGGGATTTGACCGAGTTGATGATGCCGGCTTTGAATAGCCTTGACTCGATGTCTGTGGTTATGGAGAGTAGCATGGACGATGAGGCGTTGGAGAAGAGAGATGATGTTGTGGTCGATGTTCCTGTTGAAACGTTCAAGAGGGGAAGTATGTGTGAGAGTGAAAAAGAATGTATAATATGTAAATCTGAGTACGAGGAAGGCGAACAAGTATCGCGGCTGGCTTGCGATCACGTTTTCCATACTACGTGTATAACGGAGTGGGGAAAGTACAAGGCGGATTGTCCCAATTGTAGGAAGAGGATGAAAGTGTGTAGGAATTAAGTTTAAGAAATAACTATATCTATAGTTATTTTTACACAATTTAAGACTGTGGAGAGATACTGTATGTACAACGAAACATCAACAGGACTACGACGTATTGTTGATAAGAGGATCTGGGAGGTTCAACACAAGCCAAATATGGACCGAACAATTAGATTGTTAAACGCCTTGATGTATGAATGGGAATATTTTGATTCGAACAATCTCTACGAACCGATCAAGATAGTCGGAGACTTTATTTGCGGTAAACACCGTGACTTTCAGCATACATTATACGAGTGAGTTTCTATTTCACTTTTTTCTTGGCTTCTTTGAGGGCCTTCTTCTGTTCTTTTCTTTCCCATTCCCTAAATTGTTCGTAGTATATGTCTATGAGGCTTCTGATGTTGTTACCGACGAGTATGTACGCGTCTGAGGGGAGACTGGCGAGGCAGACGCGTATTCCCCAGAATGGACCTGCGAACGCGACGGCGGGCATAACGCATGTTCCGTATTCTTTAGCAAGTTGTTGGACAAATTCGAGAGGGTCTCTCTCCTTTTCGAGGTAGTTACCGAAGTCGCATCCGCCCATTAATGTATTCGCGACTTTTTGGATGTCGAGTGCGACGTGGAAGTTGCTGAGAAGACTCATATCTTCTATATTGTATTCGAGGGGTTGTATGACGTGTTCGAGGCGTTCAAGGAGGATGCATTTGACGGTATTGCCATAATCATGGTGTGTGTCGAGTAATTCCTGTGTGGCAAAGAGCGCCATTAATGTCTGTTGCGGACTTGAGAGTCCAACGTTTGTGTTTTCTACTACTTCTCTGGAGTCCATAGCGACTCTGTCGAGGAATTTCGCGCGTTTTGGGTTGTGGACGATAATCTTGTATCTATCGTGCACGGAGTCTTTTACTTTCTTCAAGAGGGAGCTGTCTATTACATTGCTTTCGTGTATCGCAATTGACCCTAGTTTCCATCCAGATGCTCCGAAGTAGTCAGAAAAGGAGTAGATGGAAATGGTGTTTCTTGGTAGAAGATTGAAGAGGGAGTTGAACTCGTTTGCGAAGGATGCATAAGCGTTATCTTCGATGATAATGAGGTCTTTGTTCGTCTTCCTTACAACATTCGCGATATCTCTAGCGTTCTTCTCAGTTAGGGATATGGCGGCGGGATTTGAGGGGTTCACAAGGAGGAGCGCACGAATATCCTTTAACTTCGATAGTTCTTGCGGCGATATTTCCCAGTCTAGGTCTTGATTTGTGGAGATACAGACTTGAGTGAGGTCGTAGTCACGGAGTGTCGGTAGTTCGAGATAGGGGGAATATATCGGCACAATTAAGCCAATTTTGTCTCCTGGGATAACGAGACCGTTGTATTTGAAGGAATTGAAGAGATACATGATAGCAGCGGCTGTATCCTCTGTTGGGAAAATCTTGAGATCCCTGCCTTCGTTTTCTGGTTCAGTTCTGTAAACACATTTGTTCAAGAATTCTTCTAGAACTGGACTTACAAATTCCAGGATTCTGGGAGGATGAGGACGATGGAATCCTGCTACGGAGATGATGAGATCATGTATGAAATCGTCGGGTTTCAGATCGGATAGTTTCCTCATTTTCTTGATAGCTTTTTCAACGAACTTACTTTCGGGAAATTTGTGATAAGATCGCATGAGTTTACGGAACTTCTTGGAAATTCCTCGTTTAGGTGGAACAAATCCGATTCCTTCTGTTGTATCACCCAGATCTGTTGCGATATGGAGAAGAAGGGCGAATCCGTGTCGTGGGAGTGTTGAGAAGAAGTTAGGATTTGTGTTACAAGTATTTAACACGTTTTCTTCTCCGAAGGATTTCGTAGCTTTCTTTACTACGTCACCCTCGAATTCAAAGGGTGATAAATACTTGTAGTTGTAATCCTTGTCTCCGATATCAGTGAATATCTTATAGTAGGCTTCGCAAGGGTCATTAAATACCTTTGTGATTGGTGTCTTGGACATCTTCCTTTTATTAATAGGCTTAAATTAGGTCTTAATTTAAATTGGATGAGACAAACGTAGCTTAAAATATGCTAAACGAAGATAAAGGATGTTTGGTCTCACACGAATACAAGATTGGTGGCAATATTATGGTTTCGAAGCATTTCTCGGAGTATGCATCTTCTTTCTAATACTTGTTGGATGCTACCGAATAATTAGAGGGTATCGCGGGTCGCGTTCAATGTGGTCGGGAGGAGGAAGAGGAAGAGGAGGAGGAAGAGGCAGAGACATGTATATACCTCCTCTAGAGCAGAAGAAACGACGAGGACCTCCGCAAGAGAGTAAGGGAGAAGCAGAGTGTCGCCGAGTACTTCAAAAACTGTTTAATCGCTCATTCGACAAGGCTCGACCAGACTTCTTGCGAAACCCCGTCACAGGCGGCAACTTCAATCTTGAACTAGACTGCTACGACCCTGAACTAAGACTAGCTGTAGAATACAACGGCGTGCAACACTATAAATACGTCCCCTACTTCCATAGGAATAAAGAGCATTTCCAAACTCAGGTCTACAGGGATGATATGAAGAGAAGAATGTGTCGAGATAAGGGTGTTACTCTTCTAGAGGTTGCTCATACCGTCAAACTAGAAGACATAGAAGGTTACATAATCGGAGAGTTACGACGCGTCGGATTCCGGACGTAATGAATCGAATTTGAGGATCACATATCGTACAAATATGTAAGATATGGCTGAAAACGAGAACTATCCAATGTTTGGAGAAGTTGTTGATATATGGAGAAGATCCTCAAAAAAGAAAGTGAAGATCGTGTGTGAATTGCAGACCTCTCCTAACTGTATGAGAGAGTATACGAGGGCGTTTGCAAACGTATTGGAAACAAAGGATTGTAACGACGGAAACTACATGTGTAGAAAGTGTTCACATTTTACTAAACCATGTAAGCGTATGTACCAAGTAGATCAAACATTTCTAGATGTTATAGACACAGAGAATAAGGCTTATCTCATGGGTTGGATAGCAAGTGATGGGTGCGTGCAACCGGGGGAGGTGAAAATTAGTATTCATCAAAAAGACGAAGAAATCTTGTTATTATTGCGGGATCTGGTGTGTTCAGATATACCTATAAGAAAAACAAGAAACGGCGACACAGTAGGATTGCTAATATGCTCAACACATATATCGCGATCAGTGTGCAAACATCTCAGTATCAAACCAGGTAAGAAGAGTTACGTCGTATGCTTCCCAGAACTTGAGACCGAAGAGTTGAAGTGGCATTTTCTACGAGGATTCTTTGACGGTGACGGATCTGTTGGTACTAACCATGTGGGTCTGGAGATCGGTAAACCTAGATGTAATATCACTAGTTCTTCGCCTAGAATGTTGTCATCTATCCAAGAGTTATGCAATACCAAGAATTCTAGGTCGCGGGACAGGAATTCTGAGAAGGTTGAATGGTGGGGCACACATGCGCTTGATTTCTTGACAAGATTGTACGAGAATTCAACTATTCATTTAGCGCGAAAGTATGAGAAGTTTTGTGAGTTGAAGTTAGCTGATTGGAAACCGACTCCTGCTTGGGAGCGTTGGACTCCGTTGCCAAGACAATCGCCTATGTTTAAATGGGCACGTACTCGTGAGGAAGCCCAGAAGCCTTACAAGCTAGAGAAAACAAAGAAAAATACAAAAGATGGATACCTGTTGTCTTTTGTGGAAGAACTTGAGTCGAGTGGTGATATACGGTTTTTTGATACTGGTATTCGCATTCAGCCTCAGGAAGGTTATTGCGTTGTTGTTGATATTGATGATAAGTTCTCAGATGATTGGGCGATTTTTGATTGTGTTTGGAGAATAAGGAATGAGATGAGTGAATCTATAGTTGTTGGTTTGGTGAAGACTGACCCAGACGGTCCTGAATTGTCTTTACCGGCACGTGTTGTTCGAATTGCGCCGCGATGTTTGAATATTGATGTTTAGAATGTGAGCATTTTCTCTTCATAGTACAAATGGGGAGTAGTGTTTTAGGATCAGATATTCCACCGATTATAGCTCCTTTCTGTATTTTCTGGAATAAGAGCGACCAAGGGTATATTCAGGTTGCGGAAAAGGTGAGAGACAAGAATGGGAAGACATCATGGAAATGTCCGCAGCCGGACGGGTGGGAATTGAAGGGTACTTTCTACGCGGTTTCTCCCATGATAGCACCGCTTCCTTCAGGGATGAAGATGTTTTATGCGAAGCGTTCGGAAACGTCGCCTTATCCTACTGAGAGTGTCTCACTTATCTATGACCCCTTTGATCTCGGTTCGATGAAGGGGGATGGAGCGTGCTTTGTAACGTATAACCAACCTGTGCCTAATACGGTCCCACTTTACTTTCATAGTCGCAAGGGTTCGATCCTTCCTAGCTTTGATGGTACTGATGGGGAAGAAGAGGATCATATATCGCCTGTGTTTGTGATGACGTTATCCTCATTGGGTTTGGGGAACATTGAGGATGTTCGTTTCCAGTGTATTGATGGGAGGTGTCTCCCGATTGGCACTGAGACACACGCGTTATTCGATGTAGCGAGAGGGAGTTGGAAATTACAAGATTGTGTGTTGTTATGTGATGAGATTACGTTGACGAATGGGGACCCGAGATCTCTCTTCTCAGAGATAAGAAAGAGGAGTCAGCCTCGTTTTCTGTTTAAGAAGTTCTTTCAGAAGATGCCACCGATTCTCATAGGTATTATCGTGGGTTTATTTATGTTTCTCTTTATGATTGTGATGATCTGGGTTATTTAGGGAATGTAGTGAGCAACTTCTTAAGCGTCTTAAGAAGTTTGTGTTAATAAGAAAGATGAGTGTTCGCGATTTGGATCGTGAACTGGAACATTTTGCGATGCACGCAATTCAAGTGTTGGATGGAATGCAGATTCCTCGCAATTCTGCAATAGTGTTCGATATCGACGATACACTCCTTGACAAGAGGGGTAAACGTATTCATTCAATTGCGTCAGTGTATGACTATGCTAAGATGATAGGAATAACTCCTATCATCGTTACGAGTCGTCCGAGTGGTCCTACAAATGTAGACTGGACTCAGAAACAGCTTCATTCTCTTGGGATAACCGCTTACGATTCGATGTATTTTCAACCTTCCCACAATAAGAACTCGTGGGAAACGAAGTTGGCGGCGAGACGTGACATTCATTCTAGGGGTTTTACTATAGTCATGAGTATGGGAGATCAACCTTGGGATATAGGGGATTATGGAGGAGTAGGTTATAAACTGCCTACGGCGACCTCTTACGGTGTCTTGCCCGGCCACCATTGAGACTAGATGGGACACGACCTGTAGTGTTTGAGGATCGTGCTTTCATACCTTTATCACCTCTCTCTTCTCTCTCTTCTCTTCCTTCTCTTCCTTCTCTTCCTTCTCTTCCTTCTCTTCCTTCTCTTCCTTCTCTTCGTTCATGATCGGACTCTGAATCAGAATCTGATTCGGATTCGTCTGAGGATCTCGATCGGTCGCTGTTTGTTTCCAGGTCTTCGTCATCGATATCTTCGTCGGAGATATAATCTTCAATCTGGCCGTAGCCAAGTTGATCGAACGTTTTACACATCTTTGTTTCATCATCGTCTCGTTTGCGAAACTCGAGGTTAATCATGTCAAGTTTCCCGTCAAATTTTCGGTGGAAGGAATATGCATTCAAATCAATTTTGGTCATCTCTTTTGCTGTCTGTGCACTAACGGAGTCTTGAAGGTCGAGGTCGAAAGTAGAGAGATCATCGATGATATGCCAGTCGACTTTGTTAAGCTGTTGTTCTAGATGTTTGAGCGCTTCCTCATTTCCTTCCCTACGGATGAAATACATCCAACTTTCTACTTCTCGACCGTTTGTCTCCATGAGGATAGAATAGTTGCCTTCCATAACGTGTGACGGTTCTCGGCTTTTCTCGCTGGAGCGGCTTCGATTTGGAGTATGTGGAGAAGTGTTATGAACTGAGTTCCTATCCTCAAGCGGGGAATCCTTCCCGGAATCGCGACTTCTGTTATGTGAATTATCTGGTGATGACATTTTGGTGGAAATCCTTTTTGTTTAAATGCATTTAGCATGTTTTTACAGCTTCCACTTCATTTTCCTCTTCGACTTCATTTTCCTCTTCGACTTCCTCAAGGTCTCCTTGTACGGCGTACGGGCTAGGTTCTCCTTCAGCGACTGATGAAACGAACTGGATATCGATAGGCATGAGTTTGACTCTGCCTGCGTGAATAGCTGCGAAATTTGCATCTCTAAGTAAATTGACGACATATTGTTCAATGAAGTATTGAAGGATGACGAAAACTTCCTTGCTAATCTTCATCGGCGTATCACTCTTTGTTTGTTTTGCGATAGTTGCACGAACTGCTTTCTCGAAGGGGAACTTTGCAAATGTAAGACAATTGCTCATTTTCTGAAATTTCCTGATTTCTCGTACTGAGACGGTTCCCGGTCGGAACCGATGAGGCTTCTTTGTTCCAGGAGATCCTTCAGTCTTTGCACGGCGTTTTCTGGTCTTCCTAAGGAGCAATGATTCGTGTATAAACGGCATCGTACCACCTCCTAGGAAGCTGATATTTAACCTTGTAAAGATTGAGTTCATATCCACGTCTCCCCTTACGGCAAGCTCTAGGTCACGGATTGTGACGCGTATGCGTTTGTTTTCTTGTGCGGAAGTGCAAGCTAATTGAAGAAGTCGTGAAGCGATATATTCCATGGCTCCGGCAAGGCAGACCGGAGCTGTGCTATTGACCATGATCTTTGTGTATCCGAAATTACGGAGGAACTTCTCGGTAATCGATGGAGGAAAGATGATACCAGCCTTTTCTTGTCTGCTGTAACCTTTGCCGTCAGTTGATTTGAAATGTTCGATAGCTTCATTGCCTGCTGCAATTGCCTCCTTACCAAGATTGTCGGGAAGCACTAGGGAAAGAGCGTTTGTTACTTCCTTATCAAATAACGTCTTCTTTCCGGCAATTTCGGTAAGCGTTGTAGTTAGATCTGAAACACTGCGTGTGATGATACATAATGCACTGTTAAGTTGCTGGCATGAGTTTGCGGTGATACCACTTCTTGAAGATATCTGCTTCAGAACCTTCGAGATATATGTCTCAAAAAAACGTGGGGTCTTCTTTTTCTTCATCGCGACTGATGTTGCTTGTTCGTCCATTTGTTCGTCCATTTGTTCGATTTGTGCTCGTAATCCTCCTTTTAAATGATTAAATACGTGATGCGTAAGCCATTTAAAGCTCTCTCGTTTGGGATGAATGAATAACTTAACGAAGCCGTCGATTGCACGATTAGCTAGAAGAGCAGGTGTGAAAAGCATCTCAGATAATTCCTTTGAGACTGTGAGAGAGCACATTCAAAAGAAGATGTCGGAAGCAACAGCTGCCGCCCTCTTGGTCAATTCTGAACAACAGACAAAAACACTTATGCCTGACGATATTTACAAGGGATTGCAACTACTTGGTCATAACGTTACAAAGTCAAATAAGCTGGGCACATCATCCTGCCTAAAATAGACAACTGATTCCCACCCGAGCCCCTGTAATACATTGTTGAATGCAAGATCGTATTCAACAACAGATATGACAAACTCTAAATCAACTCGTAGGGGTATCTACTGCTAATTACTGGATTGTCATCGCCGTAAAACATGTAATAAATCATAATGTAGTTGATATCCCAATCGCTTTTACCGTCTCTCTTGTAAGAATCCGGATTCCATCGAATGAAGACCACTCGAGTGCTGCCGAGCTCATCCAGTATTTCGTTAGGTACTTTTTAACGAAATACAATATTCGTGTATCAATGAATTCAAGAAATTGGTATAAAGCACATCCTCCTTCGATGAATGAGTAAGTCGAATAGAGATAAGAGATGTACTGACGAAGAAAGTCGAGAACGACAATTGCGTGATACAATAGTTGATATGGAAGACCGTTTGAAGCGAAGCATGGATCTCACTTCCGAGAACGAGGAGCTACGTGAAGAGAATACAATGCTTTCCGAGCGACTCGATAAAGAACATAGGCGGTCCACGCATATGGAAGAGAAGATGTCATCCAGGAAAGAGAAGATACGTTTGCTTTCCGAAACGCTAGATGAGTGTAAAGAGGAGTTGGAGCGATCTGTTGAAAGAAACGAGGAACTCTCCTCCGAAATTGAGGAGTTGATGACATCATTTGAGGAAAGGTCAGTAACTGCAGATGATGAATTAATGGATCTTCACGAAGTACTGGCCACAACAAAATGCGGAATAAAAGAAATGAGGAAACGTCTCAGTACAGGAGAAAAGAACGCGAAAAAGGATCGCCAGGAATCTGAGGACACAATAACTAGACTAAAAAGTGAGCTAGAGATGACCAAGTCAACGCAGAAATCAACGAAAGAACAGTACAAGGAGACGATCGAAGCACAGAGACTGCAGATTCGGGTACTAACAGACCAAAGTAAAATCCGACGTAGTCATCTCAACGATCCTGAAGAACGGGAGGATAGATAGAATATATCTAAACACCAACACAAATATCGTACCGATAACAAGGATACCATACGATAATCATTACGATGAAAAAAACACATATAAGTGGGCAATTAGTACGAGTCCCGTCATTCTTACAGTTCAAACGCTCATTTTCCCATAGTTCATCTAAATCCGGATGGTCCCAATATTGGTCACTTAAATAAAGATGTAGTTTACCAGGTTCGTACGTACTAGATCTTTGGTATGACATTTCTATCAATATTCAGATAGAAATTAGAAAAAGTCAATTCTGGAACAATTACTTCCTTATCTAATAGTTGTAATCAGTCGTAGTACCCTATTCTCTTAGGACCCCACCCACGAGGAACGAGAATGGCCCCAGCGGCAATGCATTCGTCGCACGCGTGTGTACGCATTGCCGCGTGTAGAAAAAACTTTTTATTCCGTATTGCCGGACGGAGTCGTACACTTAGCTTCCGTTGTCGGCACACGTGACACCGTGGGTATATGTGCTTAATATTCAGCGGTCGATTGATTGAAAAATGTTGTATCTCAGTTAACACCATATGAAGCAAATCAATGGGTAGTATACCTATGAGTGCCACCAATTTGGCGATCGGCATTATACATTCGTGACAACGAACACGGGTTGGCGGCAACCCGAGCGGCAGCAATACTTTATGTCCACATTTGCATTTATACATTCTTCCAGTCGTTTTCGAAAGGAAGCGCTTACTGACATTTGCAACCATTGTTAATCTCAATGCTTCTTTATATGGAACTCAAATCTTAGAGAAGGAATTCGACTGCACGCACGTGTGCGACCCCTTCATCACAGCTGAAAGAAAGGTTGAGAATAACATGGGCATCACTAAGGCTTGTAAATGTATTCGATAAGAAGATAGATACTCCATCAAGAAGGATTTCTCCTGAACACACTACTACATCGCCATCCCGGAGGAAGACGGAAATCTGCCCTTTGCCTTCTAAGACAACAGACATTTCAGATAGGGTATATCGCGTACCATTGTATGGCATAGTCATAACATGTGTGAGATTGGAACCATCGCTTTCAACATCTCCGCTCCATAGTGATGACTTCTCCCCCTTCTCCCCCTTCTCCCCCTTCTCCCCCTTCTCCCCCTTCTCCCCCTTCTCCCCTTCCTCCCCTTTCTCTCCCCCTTCTCCTGCCTTTCCTGCCTCTCCTGCCTCACCCGGTGTACCCATTGCTCCAATTTCACCATTCTCTCCTGGACAACCAGGCATACCATCAGTACCTTTCTCCCCCCTCTCTGCTCTTTCCCCTCTCTCGCCCCTTTCTCCCCTCTCCCCTCTTTCTCCTCTCTCTCCTCCTAACTCTCTCTCTCTTTTCTCATCTGTTACGATTCCATTCGTAGTGCTGGGTTCGCAATAGTCACACAGTGTATTCCGCTCGTTTGTGGGAGGAATTGGAGCATACATGCTCTCACTCATTTGCATGCGTGCTGCATCTTGCACGATATCGTGTTCAAGATCTTGAACACTTGGTTGTTCTAGTGCAACCGGTTGTACAGGTTGCCTGCGATAGTTAATATGGAATGACATTTTGTGGATAATACTTGTTGTTTTAGATCGGGTTTTAAAGCTGACTTAAAACGATAGTGGGTTCCACCAAATGACTAAAATCCTCGATACCAAACAGATTATTCATATCGTCTCTGAGATTGTTGTCTTGATTGGGATGGCTTTTTGGTTCAGTCAGAGCAACAAGAAACTGAAGTCGTATGTAGACAACTTGGAGAGACGCCTCGACGCGCAGGAAGAAACGATTAAAAGACACGAGCACCATCTTGCCAAGATCATAGAGACCATGCAGAATGGGCAACCCTCACAAGACCAGCTAAGATCTCAGATAGAGGCGCAGATGAAGGCGCAGATGAAGGCGCAGACGCAGATGCAGGCGCAGATGCAGGCGCAACAGAAAACGTCACGTCCTTCGAAAGTCCGATTTGTAGATCAAGTGGTATCGAAACCTGAAACAGTAGAGATCCATGAAATTGAGGAAGAGGAAGAGGAAGAGATGAGGGATGAGAGGCAGGATGAAGCAGATAGTAAAGAAGATGACAGTGATACAGCTCTTGATGAAGAGATACTAGAGGAGTTGGCTGAACTTGAAAACTGCGGGACCGACATACATTTAAAAAAAAGATAGTTGAAAGTAAATGCCAAGAGTTGAATTGCTTCAATACCCAGATCGTATCCCCGAGTCTCTTACCTCGTGTGAAATCATATTACCCATCATACAGCAACCCAGAAACGTCAGACGCAGTCTTACTTATAATCAGTGGATCAATGAATATGAAGAACATCTTTTCAGGATGTACGGAGAAGTTAGAAGGGTCATTGCCGATCGACATCCTAGTCTAAAACCTCGCGACGCGTATGCCCAATTTTGCAAATTGGTTTACTACAGCTCATCTGGCTATCTAAATACGGTATAAGGATAAGTCTTCGTAGTTATATGGGGAAGAAAGAGGGGAAGAAAGATAAACTAGAAGCAGCGAGACGAGCATGCTACGCAGATATCGAGAATACAGGAGATAACATTGAACAAATCGAACGTTCGCACTCCAAAGAGGACTTTGGAGAACTTAATGTCGATATTTACTGTGCTCTTGTGGATTACGCACACGATGCAAGCATTCCTCTTTGTGAGTACCTTTCGTATGAAAATGTCAACCGTTTCATCGAGTTAATCGTCTAATACCTAGTATCTGGTATTAGAAGGTCATTACAAACGTCTTTATGGAGCGGGAAGTAACCCAACATATTTCATGATTGTTCTTGTTGCAGCTGTGAGCTCACCCACACCAATATCTTCTCCATCTGCCTCCGTGATTTCTCGGATATGCCGTTCAATGATTGTCTCGTGATCTTCAACAGGGAAAACCTGAGTACCAGGTTCTGGGCGAATGATTGAAATCTCTGGCTCACTCACATTATCAGGACTGGGAGGTCTTGGTTTCTTCGATTTCATAGATTTCCTAGATTTCCGAGACGGAACAATCGGCGTATTATTGGAATCTGTGGGTCTAACTGTCCCAGGTTTAAGCTTATCCTTTAGCAACGTAAGTGCCTTCTTCGTTCCTACAATACGACGTCCATTATACTCCCACTCTTCCAGCGCCGGGTGAACTGTCTCAGGTTTTATACAGAGGCCCTCCTCATTACTTGCATCACAAACATACCCCTCCTCGCACCACTGACCTTTCACTGGATTGCATCGTGTATTCGTTTCGGCCGCACGAACGTAATCTGCAAGGCCTTCTTGAGTTTTTGGTAGACCCTCTTTAATACCCATTGTTTTAAGCATTTCACGTAGCTCATCTCGCTCTATCTCAAGAAGTTCTATCCTACGGGCATCTCCTGTTTCCGGACTAGTTCTTTGACTAGTTCTTGGCCTAGATCTTGATCTTTGGCTAATTTTTGGGCTAATTTTTGGGCTAATTTTTGGGCTAATTTTTGGGCTAATTTTTTGGCTAACGATACCTTGCTTGCCAAGAATTTCCGCAGCTAATACAGTTTTACTTTTTTTCTTGACATTCTTTATTCCAAGCTCCTTAGCTAACTCTTCTAACTGTAATTTGGTGCTTGAATGGACCATCTCGCTCCTCGGTGATCTTCCAGGTGCAGAAACGACTGGTGACGCTTGTTTGAATAAGCTTTGAGTGACTGCATCCAAAATCTCGTCGTCGTCCATGTCTTCGGTGTCAATACCGCACTGTATGGCCATTTTACTTAGCGTGCACGCACTCTTCCCAGTTTTACGCACTGACCTACGCGCAGATTTGCGCGATTTGCGCGATTTGCGAGAAGATTTGCGCGATTTGCGCGATTTGCTAGAAGATTTGCGCGATTTGCGAGAGGTACGTGACTTCGACTTTCCCGCTACTTTAGCAATTGCGTCAACAAGGTCGTTTTTTGTTTTCTTGGTCTTGAATTTCGACCGTCCCGCTAGTTTAAGCGTACCCGCAAGCTGTTTTAATTCGTCGAAATCCATAGCCTTGAGTTCAGAAAGTGAATAGGTCTTTGGCATTTATTGTAGTCCAATTTTTTTTCTTAAATGTTTTCCTTACGATTCATAGGTTCAAAACGAACTTTTTCGAATAATCTTCGCCACTAAGGTCTTTGGGTTTGCCTCGTTGGTTCCCTACAACCCGTGTTCCATTCTCTGTTCGGAAATCGAAGTTCTTATGGATATGACCACACACCCAAGTATGTACTTTGTCCGATGATAACATGGCATCAAGTTTCGACGCGTATAAGGATAAGAACTTGGTGCGTTTCCGTGCTCCATCAAGCACCTTGTATGTAGGACAATGATGCGTGACGACCACGAGACGGAGAGATTCCTCTTGACAATATTCTATCATCTTCAAAATATACTTAAGATCTCGATTGTGCCAGGCCTCGTAAGAATGAGTGGTCATATCATGTACTCTGACAATATATGGAGGTACGTTCACCTCTGGTTTGCTCCATAATGTACATCCTACGATACACACGTCGTCAATCTGAACTCCACATCGATCGAGAATATATAGCTTCGGAATACCTCGCATTCCCAGTAGTCCTAGAAAGTTCTTCCCTATATCGTAATGGTTACTATCGAACTGGGTAAATAGTTCGCAGAGAGTATCAAGATCCTGCATAGTATCTTCTTTTCTGTTGCATTGGAGCTCGTTTAGCTTCTGCTCTACCAGTTCACGCTGTTCCGTATTGGAAACGGACGGAAGGAAGGATTGGAAGTCGATTATACCATTTGATATATCCTGATCGGTTGGCTTAGTGCCATGCTGAAGTTGCTGGAGACGCTGTTTTAGGACTGGTATCGTCTCAGGACGAGTATCATTTATTGTGTAGTACTCGTGATTTCCTGGGATATATAGCACCGTGTCAAAGTGCCTACATAGTCTTCTCAAGAATGTTGAGAGTTGCGTGAATTTGTACAACGAACCAATATCTCCGGCAAGAGTGAGTATATCAGCAGTTGGGGTAATCAAATCTAGTGGATCGGGCACACTATCGTTTTGATACTCGATATGCAGGTCTGAAACTATTTGCATGTCTGTCATTGTGCCGGCGGTAATTCCCTTTGTTTAATCTCATATATTTCATTTTTAAGCAAGATTGTTACGATTCCGCATTTCTAAATTCAGCTAACGTCTCCGCCGGAGGACCTCGCATACCCCTCTTTCTACCTGTAGCTGCTGGAGCAGATCCTGATCCGTTCACCGCACTCAGCAAAGAGAAGATATCCAAATCTTTGGCCTTCTTCATCAACATCTTCCCGCCAACGAAAATAGCGGCATTCATCAACACAAGACCCAGTAATCTTAACTCAACAGGGAACTTTGACCCTCCTGGAACGTATGACTTCTCACCTAATTCGATAAGCAAGACATCATACGAGTTCATATCAAGGATTTGTTGACGCGTGAAGCCATCCATTTCGAGTCGGAAAACGGTCATTAATATCACTTCACATGCTACAAATAACGCAATAAGTACTTTCCTGTATTTCGCGACTGTAGAGTCGAGTGTTAAGCTTCTTACCTGCATTTCATACTCTCTCTTCATCTCATCATAATCTGAATGCATACTGAATTCTGGGATTACTGCAGCAGGATATGACTTCTGAAGAATCTGAAACCGATATCGCAAGTTCCGCTTAGCGTCCTCTTCTTGTTGAGCTGACATTGTAACATGCGTAACATCTGGCATCTCCCTACGAGGCACGTACCCTCCCCGCGCTTCAAGGTCGGCAAATGATGGCGCAGATGCCTGTTGCTGGGTATGATCATCGTACCCAACTCTGTGCCCTCTTCTGTCACGATGCATATCGTACTTACTCCCAACTGACTTTGGTGGGCTCCCACGTTCACTATCGGTATCACCAAGTATATCCTTCATCATGTCACGAACATCGTCCCTATCATCCCTATCATCCCTATCATCCCTATCATCCCTATCATCCTTATCGTCAGTCGTCACTCGATTCTCTTCTCTGTCCCTATCATCTTTACTATCAGGTACCACAGAAGATATATCCGACTTCTTGTCATCATGCAAACTATCAATATCAGAGTCGTCACCGATTTTATCCACACTTTTCAATAATTCAGCAAGTCTCCCTCCTCCCTGGTCTGAGTTAACACTGTCCGACTTGGTATCAATATCTGCTCTATCCTTCTCCCTATCCTTCTCCCTATCCTTCTCCCTATCCTTCTCCCTATCCTTCTCCTTCTCCCTATCCCTATCCCTATCCCTATCCCTATCCCTATCCCTATCCCTATCCCTATCCCTATCCCTATCCCTATCCCTCTCCATCTCCCTCTCCCTATCTCTCCCTCCATCCCCATCTCTGTCTTTCCCTCTGTCGTTCCCTCTGTCTTTCCCTCTATCTCTTCCTCTATCTCTTCCTCTATCTCTGTCGTGATATTTCTCTTTGCTCTGGCCGTGACTATCTCTCCACATATCATCTGCATTCTGTCTACTTTTGTCATGTTTCTCCCAGTTTCGAGACGTACTTGAGTACGATGTGTCGTCTGTACTCGGTACATACTCCTTATTTATCAGATCCTGTTTGACCTTCGTTTTGTTTTCCAAAAGTTCGAGGTACATTCGTGGCATCCGTACAAAGTGTTGGGGGCGATCCGCTGGTGGACGGGATAATGGAACCTTAATAACCTTTATCTCTTGCTTTTTCACCATTTAGGCTATCCAATCCTCCGTTTTAAATGTTAGTTAATATATAACACCTAATAAATGCGGGGAACAGACTTTATCTTCTTCGTCTTGTCATATTTCGTTGTTTGGGGAGGTGGGATAATTAACAAGCGTGTTGGTGGAGGAGTATTAGCAGTACCAGCATTCGTTGCTGTTGGAGTTATTGGTATCATGATTGGAATCTATGCGGTACTTAGCATAGCTGTACGTGAGAATTACGAAGGTAGTAAGAACCCTTACAAAGGGACCAACAAAGATAGTTGTGTTCAAAAATAATGACTTATCTCGCTAACGAGAGATAAGTATCCTATAATTTCCTGACGATGTCAACTTAACGACGTCCGCTCCTACGACTCCTACGACTCCTACGACTCCTACGACTCCTACGACTCCTACGACTCCTACGACTCCTACGACTCCTACGACTCCTACGACTCCTACGACTCCTACGACCTTTGCTACGACTCCTACGACCTTTGCTACGACTCCTACGACCTTTG